CTTTCGGTCATTCTTAGGAACAACGGTATAAACCACCTCATAGCAAGATTGAAAATCATGCTATTTGTTGTCAATGCCTACCTTGGAGGCAGACGATTGACTTCAACTGAAGATCTTGGATTTAGAATCCGTCTTCGGAAGGGTCTTCCTGCTGCTTTGCCTAGAATTGTACGAGCCGGTATCCGGTTCGGGAATAAGCATTATATCCATATTTGGACATCAATGCTGTTCTCTTATAAAGGCCTCCTCGGTTCCTGGCAGGAGCCTCATCTAGCTGATGGTACAATTGCTTCACCTCACCCTGAACTCCCTGCAAACCTGCTCAAGGCCTTCCATGACTTCTGTGGGGTCCTTTGGCACACGCTGCGTCTAGCATCAGCCCCCGAGCCTAACTTTAAGATTAAAGGAACATTCTTCTCTACTCATGCAGGACCAAATCACCCTATTACTGTGCTTGGAGCCGGAATTGATGCCTTCCTTTGGGAGGCACTTGACCGATTCGGTTTTAAAAAGACCGGGTCCCAAGCAACTGGTATTAAGGAAAATCTGGACATCATGGGTCCTAACTCTTGGACGGCGCAAGCCATCCAACAAGTTACTGGAGTCTCTCGGAATTATATCCGAGAGTGGCTAGAGGCGACAGGTCAACCCGATATTTGGAAAAATATCAGACTAACTGCCAAAATGTTCGCTCTCAATAATAAAGTTTTACAAGGGGTCAGAGATGCTAATGGCCTTTTTACGGTCATATCTGCGGCGGGCAAAGAATCCAGAACTTTCTCTAATTCTTACTTATATCGATTCTTCGGGCTAAATACCCGAGGATACCGATTTAAGAACCCGACCCTGCAACGACTTCATAATTTATATGAGGCCGCCGGCAAGGTCCGGACAATCGCGATAGTGGATTACTGGACTAATTTCGTCCTGAAACCTCTCCACGATTGGATGTTTCAAATACTTGCTCTCTTTCCACAGGACGCCACTTTCGACCAAGAGGGTAAGGTTCGCGAGTTCGCGAGTAGAGGCTACACAGATGTGTACTCATACGATCTAAAATCGGCTACTGATTTAATACCTTTGGCTCTATATAGAGCCTTATTTTCTGGGAAATTTCCCACAAAGGTATTGGAACTTTGGTTTGACCTTTTAGTGAATAGAGATTTCCTTGTACCTCGTACGACCGTGAAGAAATTCCCTAATCATCCGGCAAGGATACGTTATAATACGGGGCAGCCGATGGGAGCTTTAACAAGTTGGGCATCGATGGCACTCGTGCACCATGCACTTGTACTCTATGCAGCCGTTCTTGCGGGCTCTATTGAGCCCTCGAAACTCCTCACTTTCGTGGACTATATGGTTCTCGGAGATGATATTGTTATAGCAAACGAAGCTGTCGCTAAAAGTTATGTATCCCTAATGAGGGCTTTACGAATTCCTTTATCTCTAGCCAAGTCGCACATTTCCGATATTGGTATGTTCAACTTTGCTAACCAAACATTCGTAAAAGATGTCAATGTCTCCCCCGTTTCTTTACGGGAAGAGATAAACGCTACCTGTCTACCAGAGCGGATCGAATTGATCCTGCGCATGGCTAGGCGTGGTTGGATGGATTTAGCAAGTAGGACATGGGTCACTCCTCTAATGAAGAAACTCGTAGGACCAGAAATTTGGTTCCACCTTCAACCGGAAATCCGGTCTCGAGTGGTTCCGCCTGTTCTCCGTTGGGCTCTGAGCACCATCCTGACACCAGGCACAACCCGAATCGGGTTCGCTGGCTTAAAGTCAGTAACGCTTGAGATATACTTAGGAGCTATGCTCCGGAAGCATGATCTTTGGTCGTTTAGGATGGCTCGGTTCGGCGATATTATCGACCGAAACCGTACTCAGGGCCTCCTAGTTTCCATTCTAGGTAAGTATGTCAATGCCGTCTACAGAGAGTTTCTACTCAGCCGAAAACGGCTGGAGAATTTCCCACAATGGGTAACCAAAGTGGTATCTGTAGATCTTGAATGGTTATTCCTTCGAATCTTCGAGGAAGCTAAGAGCGAGGCTTTGCAGCGCTGGACGGCGACATACCGCATCCCTTTAAAAGAGATACAAGTATGCGCGAACTTATCCAGATTCACTGTCGATGATATCATCGCAGGAACCGGACGCCAATGGGAAGATTTAATCCCATTCGTCACAGATGCAGAAGCCAAATTACCCCTAGTTCCTGATTTTTCTCAAGAAAACCTTGAAGCACTGACAGGATTACAGACAGGGGGGCTGGGTGCAAACACCGAATACGATGCGGCTCGAGAGAGCTTCATGAGAGTTACCAATATTCTGGGAATGATCGATCACTTGAGTTTCTCTGGGGCTCCTGGCTTTGTGAAGCCTGGGAATGAATCCCAATCACCGGAAGAAAGTTTTACTTTCCCCGATAAATAAGATCCCAAAGTTGTCTTGCTTTCAATCAAGCACAGAGGTAGGGCAG